AGACTTGCTTGGCTGTCCTGCGAGAGCCCCATTCCTGCCTTAGAGGGGCAGGACCACCAGGTGTCGATTTCCGCCTCGTTTTGGGCGGAGCACAACAGCCGGTCGATGATTTCGTCGGCTATGCTGACGCTGGAGATGATGCGCAACCGGCCGCTCTCGACCTTTTCGGCTGAATGCGGTTCGTTCTTGACGAAAACGCGCACAGGGTCGACAAGGCCTCTGGAGAGCAGCTCGGCCGGGTTCTCCGGTAAGTCATCGGGGTCGTACGAGTTGAGAGCATCCAGTCTAGTCAGGACTATCTCTATCACTAGATCTAAGTCTCTTTCGATGAGGAGCTTCTTCGTAGGGCAGGCAACACAGTAGGGCAACCCAGGAGAGCTAGAACCCTTAAGGCAAGGGATAACTCTCTCAATGAGCTCCGCGGTAACCGAGTGAACGGGACCGGAGAAGCTGTGGGGCACCTCTGTGTGGGGGTAGGTTTCCAACACTCGCTTGTAAACCAGCTCTTTGTCGGCAGTACTGGGCGAGGAGCCTTTCCTGAACCTAGAGGATTGGTAGAACAAGCTGAACCTCTCACTAACACTGTCACGCTTGGGCCACGCCTGGCCGTTCAGTGACTCGACGAGTTCTTGCTCGGAGTCGCTGAGGCACCACCCTTGGCCCTCTTCGGATAGCGCTTCTGGAAGGCAACCCTCGCGTCCACCAAGTCGGCTCCGTGACTCCTGGACAAGGCGTCGCGCCAACGAGATGATTGCTGGGCGATCGCCGTCAGCAACTCGTAAGAGTTCGCCAACTCCAGCGATTGCTGGGCAGGCTTCAATCCGGTCTTCTTCGAAGATCTCAGAGCAATCTCGCGAGCTTGCTCCATGAGGGCTTTCACCTGCTCCCGATCGTTGTGCCAGGCAGCGGGCCCAAAGCTCTGAGACGGAGCGCGGGGCTTCCGTGGGCTTGGGTTCTTGCTGTCTCGCAGGGGAGCAGGTGCCGATTCGGACGAGCTGGAGGCCTTCCTCCTGTCTGGCGACTTGGAGGAGGCCCTCAATGTCTTCTTCGGACTTGAGTTGGGTGTGTGAGAAGGCGCGCAGGAAGCTCCAGAGAGCACGCCCTGCGTCTCGTGCTCCGTCTCGAAATCCGACCCAGTGCTCAGGGCGGACTCGAGTTGGGTCCTCATCCTCTCCTTGGCCTTGGAGCGCTTGCGGGCGCTCTTGGACTGAGGGGGAGGAACGTCCTCAACCGCGGAGGCTAGGAGCTCCGGGGAGGGGGGAGGCGCCGGCCCGGCTGGGGGGGTCACGGTGAGGACACGCTCCTCTGAGGGGGAGTGCCTCTTGAAGGTGGCCGTGGCCTCGGGAGGAGGGCTCGGTGGGGGCGGGGAGTCCGCCGCGATCGAAAACCCAGACTCGCCCCGGAAGTAGCGGGGCGCAGCCTCGAGGGAGTCTAGGTCTCCGTCCTCGTCCATCATGTTTGCCCACGAGTTGGGGTCGTTGAGCATCGACGTATGGTGCTCGAGGGAGGACCTCTGAGAATACGCCTGAGCCATGGCGCGATACGCCCGGGACTTGGCCGACTCGGCACGGCGGTCGATGATATAGACGACGTTGTCGTCCTCATGCCGCTCGGCTGGGTCGTAGTCCGCAGCGTAGTCATCCTCCTCGTAGTCCTCAAATCGAGCGGAATGCAAATCCCGAGATCCGGCGACGTTGGATTCCTTCGAGTAGAAGGAGTCCATGAGGGGGACGACCGACAAAGCCTTGTTAAGGTTCTTGTCGGCTTGACTGCCAAGGTGGATGCCCACCACCTCCTCACGACTGTTCATGAGGGGGGCCCCGGAATCTCCGGGGAGGGTGGAGGCGGAGTGAAGGAACTGGAATTTCGCCAGGCCTTCTTTGATGGAGCCCGAGCTCATCTGCGCGCCCCCAGAGGGGGTGCGACCGACGACTCGGATGCGCTCGTCCGTCTGTGGCCGCGCCATGCGGCCTTTCTTGACTTGGAGCCCTGCCCAATAGGCTAGGGGCAGGGAGACAGCCACGAAGTCCATTCCCACCCCACGAAGGGCGAGTTTGAAGGCAGGATCGAGCTTAAAGGCGGCTGAGGTCTCGGTCTTGAGGTAAACCTCGCGATCAGTGACTGGGCTCAGGACGTGAGCCGCTGTCACCAAGAGATCATCAATCCGAAAACCCGTGCCAACTGGCACGAGGTTGCCGTCATCCTTGATGTAGATGTAAACCTGACATTGAGGGGTGGGGGCATTTGTTCGGATGCTGCCGCGGAGACAAGCTTCGGGGGTGAAGCGGGTCCCACTGGTGCTAGCTAGGGCAAGCCCGGTCAGCCACACGCCGGCAGGAACCGAGGCGTCGACAACGACACCTCGGCCCAAATCGACTCGGGCTAGCAGGTCTTCGCCAACGGAGGAAAACCCCAAAACGCGGCACACAATGGGCTCGCGCGTGGGGAGGTCGTACTCGGAGTACTTCCAACGGTAGTAGGCGACCGTAGCTAGGTAGACGCAAATCCAGGAAAACAGGAGGAGTGCTCCCATCAGCCCGGCACCAAGGAGGACATTCGTCCAATTGATAGACTCAATGCTGCGCACCCAGCCGCGATAAAAGTTAGCGTCTTTCATCGCAGCGACGGCGCGCAGGAAGTAGTCATCGCAGTTGACTCCGAAAACCTCGGCGGAGGCCGCGGGGAGACGATTGCAGGTATCACCTTGGGATCGGAGCTTGGCGGCGAGTGCCTGTGCACTCTCCACGCGCTCCACAAGAAATTCCACAACGTAGTTCATTCGGTAAAGTGGTGAAGACTAGGTAGA